ACTTCTGCATCAAACCCAAATCGACCAATAGAGTAATTCCAAACTTCGTTAGATATTGCAATGGTTCCGTCCTGGAGACCTACACGCTCCCATCCAAGTTCGGTCAGCAGATAAATTTCAAACTTGCCTTGGGCGTTTGCGGTGACTTTGACTGAACTACCAACTGGCACGTCAATTGTGTCAAGGCTGCTGAATGTAGGAACTTCAGCAATTGGCTTGATACTTGAGTTGTATCCTACTCGATACCAATTGATATAGTTCCAGTAGTCGGGTGTGTTGTAGTTTTGTACTTTGATCAGTACTAGGTCCCTAGCACCCAGGGTGCTGCCAGCTACTGATTGAACTTCGTAGATGGTCCACAGTCCTCGGTTGTCTGCGTCAGACAGCACAAGATATCTATAACCCAGTGGTACTGCGTAGATATTTTGGAAGCCAAGAATCTCAAGGTTAGCTACTTCCATGTTCCATTCACCTGTACCTGCTTTGGGCACAGGATCAGCACTGTTTAACAAGTTAAAACTGCGAATCTCAGTGATAGGATATTGAGCCAACACATTGTTAACTTTGTTGACATAGTTTTGCAGTGCTGCAAATCTGTCAACAAACATCGACTGACGTGGACGGAATTGTACACCGTAGCGTTCTGCAGGACTTAGGTTCAAGTCAGGTACTTGGTTGCCAGCGGTGTCAACACCGCATAGGCTGTCCTGGAACTTTCTATAGAGTCCAGTGCTCAAGAAACCGTCTTCGCGATCCTGAGGAATTAATTCATATTCAACGTGAACATTGTCGTCAGTTAGCTCTCTATCAAACTCGATGTGCAGCACAGTATCTTGTGCTTCAATCAATGTTTCGCAGTTGTAAATTGCCACTGTGTTGGCATCAATGGGTGCCAAGTATGAAATACCAGTTGCACGTGGATTTTCAATGTATCTTGCAACCGTGTCAACGCTTAGAGTTTTACCTCGTTGAGTGGCCACTGTGGTCAACCCGCGCACCCAGAAGTAATATTGTGTGCTGAACACACCTTGTTGATTGAGGGTGTTGTTAATGGTGAAACTCAATGTGTCAAGCGGTGTACCAGGGCCTGTATAGTTAGCTGGCGGTACAGGGCTCTCAATCCACTGATAAACATTTACGGTGCTGCCCGGGAATAGTTGACCCCAACGACGGCTTGCATAAACAATGTCGTCTTGGTTGGGATCAATGAATCTCACTGAACTGATATCCCACCAAACTTCGCCTACGTGTTCTTTGCCCCAAGTAGATCCACGATTGTTTCTTGGACCAGCGTTGTATCCAGCAGGATCAACAGCACCTGTGTAATCAATGTTCTGTTGTGCCGCACCAAGGATCTTGCCTTGCAGTGGGTTGAAGAAATCCAAGAACTCTGTGGTTGCTGATGTAACTTGATCGTACAAGAACACAGAGTTCAACAGGCGAATGTCTACAGTAGGTTGCTGAAGTCTCACAGGCAACCAAGTAGGTTCACGAGTTGGGTTACTCCAAACGTATACACGACCGTAGTTAGATGACGAAGAATCGTTGAAATCGTCACCGGGTGCAGACATCCACAGCACGCCCGAAGCGTAATTTACACTGGTACCAAAGTTGTCGCCGTAGATCAACGATGGGATTTCTACCTGTGTACCAAACACAAATTTTCCTGGGTTGGTTATAGACGGTGATGCTGCATTTAAATAATCGTATGTGTAAACAGCACCGCTCTGTGGCACGCCGCTAAAGAATTCAGTGGCGCCGGCATCCCAATCTGTGGTGTTGTCATCCCATACAGCAATGATGTAAGTGGTTCCTGTTGGTGCTCCAACAACCAAGGTTGTTGCAGTGTCATCTACGTTTACACTGTAACCAAACTGTGCATAGTTTTGTGGATAAGGGCTTGTGATAGTTTGTGTGTACACAAACATTTCAAAACCAAGATCATCAAACGCTGATCCAATGCTGCCTGGAGCAACTTGGAGCTTGTTGCCAAATGGTGCTGCGTTGGTATTTGCAACACTGATTGTGAGCTTGCCGTCCGCAGTTACCAATGTTGTGGTGTTGGGAACTGTGTTTTGAATTGCAGCAGCAAGGCCGGCAATGTTGTTGTTGGGAGCCACAGGAACAAATACGTCAATGTTGTTGACACGCAGAGTATCACCAGCAGTGAGGGTAGGATTAGAAACGGTAGAAGTAATTGTGCCATACACTCTGGCTTGGTTTACTTGTCGTTCTACAACACCACCTTTGTACACTTGAATACTGCTTTGAGGTGCGCCAACATACAAACTGCAATTGTAATTACAGATGTCAACGCTCTGTCCATAGTTAGAGAACTCAGCAGGTACATCCTGTGTGATCTGTTGGGCAAGTACAAATTGATTGGTTTCAATTTCAACAATATCTCCAATGCTCAACGGATAGTTGATTGTAACATTGTTGCCACTCACAGAGAATGTATTGGTAGCAGCCGGCGAGCTGTATAGTTCGTTGACCAAGAATTGATTGTTTACAATTACACTAACAGGCTCGGTGACTGTGCCATCGACACTGAACACAATGTCACTGCTGCCTTGGTAGATGAATCGCTGAACGTTTCTGTCAAACACATATACCGATCCAGCATCAGCTTCGCTGCCAACATCCACGCCCGAAGCACCAATTAGAACTTGTCGCCCATCTGTGGTGCAGCTGATACTTTGTCCAAAGTTGGCATCGCTAGCTAAGCCGGCTGCTGTAAGTGTGTCTACATACTGCCAGTATCCTTTGGCTCGTACAATAACAACATCCGAAGATCCAGGTGCCACTGCAAATGTCACTTGTTTGGTTGATGTATTGAATGTATAGTCAATGTTGGGTCGCTGAAGCACAGTGTCTATTTCAATGCTGAAACTGTTGATTGTGCTGTCAGTTAATCCTACTTGATACAAGTAAGGTGCCAACGCAAACGATGTGGTAACTCCGTTGGTTGTCAACTGATACAAAGAAATACGTGTGATTGTTACAAGAACACCATCTGCTGGTGCAGTTGCAAACACAACCGATGACAGCGAACTAACTGTATAGTCAACACCCAATGTTTGTGTAGCGCCGTCTAAGGTCACACGAATCTGTGTGTTTGCTGCAATTTTGATATTGTCATCAAAATTAAATGTAGTAGTGGCGCCGTCGCCACGAGCATTCACAGTCTGATCTTGCCAGTCAACTCGACCATATGCGTAAACTTTGTTCACAGCAGGTGCACCAACGTACATCCAACGCTCGTCCTGACTCATGGTTACGCTGTAACCAAACTTGCCTTGGTCTACACTGACACTGTCAGGTGTAGTAAGCATTTGCCAGTTGAAGTACGGATTGGTGCCAGGAGTGTACGAAGACTGATCTCTGTAAATTACACAAGCATATCCATTGTTGGCCTGCCCTGCAGATCCAAGACTATAAGGTGCACCAGCTATAGCCCAATCTTTGTTGCCAAAGTCAACTGAGTATCCATATCCTCGAACTGCAGGAACGCCGGCGCTTTGCTCTACAGATAGAGTCAAAATAGCATCTGAATTATCTACAGGGCTTACTGGTTGATAATTGCCGCTGAAATCTTTTACATAGACATACACTGCGCCGCGCTGGTAAGGATCTGTACCTGCTAGGTAATTGGGGCTACCTACCAAGGCTGCAAATTGATCGCCGCCTTGTGCAATAGAACGACCAAATTCTTCTCTAGCATCTAGAGTTTTGGGTGCAAGTTCAGTTACCTGATTGAACACTACATTTTTTTCCAACACTTCCCAGAGGTTGTCGCCGTTGTTGTCGACCCATACTTTGATGTTGGTACCAATGTTGTTGGCATACGGTAAGTCTACAACATCGCTGGCTTGAGCGACTCGCAGGCTCTTTAGAGTAAAGCCTATGCCGTTGCCGTTGACAACTGTTCGATTTCCTGCAAACTGGAAGGCAATGGTAATTTCAGTTAGCGTTGGCACTGACAGTACTTCGTACACGCCGTCAACTTCAGTGTCAAAATACTTGATAATCAGTTTTTCGCCAACAGTGAGATTGTGTTGCTGGGTAAAAATTACTCTGCTGGTAAAGTCTAAGTTATCGCAAACGTGACTGATCACACCAGGCACAGCATCACACTGATACACATTCCAATCATAGTTGTTTACTTTAGCTGCCCAAATTGTAGCGCCATTAACAACTTGATCAAGATTGGCCAAGATGTTGTCTGAATCGTTGATATCAAATATTGTGATATCAACATCATTTAAATTGACGTAACCAGCACCGGGCAAACCAATGTCTGTAGGCAGCTCAGTGGTAGTCGGCAGGAAGTCTGGAGAAGTCAATTTGAAACTTTGTTTCCAAACATTGCTCAGGAATATCTGTTGATCTGCAACGCTGGGTTCCTGAGGATTTGTTACTTGTATTGTGCTAGGACTTGCACTCAACAGCGCACGGTTCAGTCGCAATTCTACATAACTGCGGTTAGCATTAGCGCCGTACACAGCACGTTGTACCGCCCAGTTTTCATAGATATCGTAATCAGCACTTTCTTTGCCAAGGTTGGCTTGACTGAACAGTTCTGCACTTAGAATAGTACCTTTGCTGCCCAAGAACTGTCGATAGATGTTGACCTGACTTACATCGTCAAGGTTCAATGCAGCCATGTATTCGCGTGGTCGGAATCCAATCAGTCCATAACTGAACAAGTCATTTTCGCTCTCAACGTTGGCTGTGTTGATGTTGTAACTGTTTTCCAGTTGATCAGCTTTGTTGGCCAAGTTTGGCAACAAGCCTTGTTCAATTTGTTCATAGTCGCTTTGCAACCAGTCACTGTAATTGAATTCAACGCTGGGCTGTACAATGGTAGCAGCACTCCAGAATCTGTTTTTGTACTTGACGATTTCGCCTTTGCTGTATGTACGCAGTCCTGTCCACTCTTCTACATTGTTCTGATTGAGAATAAAGCCTTGAGCGTCAACACTGCCGTTCCAGTCGGTGCTGTTGGTCATGACCAAGTTGAGTCGGCTCTGGCGAGCGCCAGTAATAGGTTGATAAATCAAGTCGCCAAACACACTGACATTATCCAACACAATCATGTGTTCGTAGGAAGTATAATTGAGTTCAACAAAACTCAGTGTTTGATCCACTAGGGGCTGAACAGAGAATGTGTTGTCAACTCTGACAATGTTTACATTCTTGGTTGGTAGTTCTTGACGGTTTTGATCCAACAGTACGTTCTGGCTGGTCTGTGTTTTGATGCTATCAACCACAGCTTGCTCTCGTGTGACACTGAGTTTGGTTGCCAGCGGATTGAGGTTAATCAATGCATCTGTGTCCCAACCTTGTTGGCTCCAGTACAGGAATTCCTGTGCCATTTGACCCCATGTCAGCACATAACCATTGTCAATGTTGGTAAATTCTAGACCTTGTGTCTCATAGTATTTGCCAAGGCTCAGCAAGAAATCAACCACGGACGTTGTGTTGTTAAACACATAGCCATAGGGTATCTGTACCACAGTGTCCGAATATGTAGTGGGAACTCTCACAGTTGCGCCGGCTACACTTATGGTTTGCAATCTGCCGTTGGGCACACTGCGCAAGACATTAAAGTACGGTTGTACAGTGCTGTAACCAAACACTGAATAGCCGCCGGGCACTTGTTGGACCAGCACCGAGCTATAGGTAATTCGTTCAAATGGTTGGTTCTTGTACAGAATCAAGTTATAACTTTCGTCTGGTATCAAGAATGAAGTATTGGTAGAATTAGGGCTGGACTTTTCAGTGAAAATCTTAATGTATTGCTTGTCTGAGAAGCTGGCCAAACGATAGCTCAGGCGAACATCAAGGCTAGCCAAATTGGCTGTTAGATCCGCAGTTGAGTCCAGTCCACTCTGACGGTTGTAATCTACAATCCAGTTGATAAAACTGGCTTTGCTCAATCCGTTGCCATACACTTCAACGCCATTGGCGTCGAGTCTATAACGATTGTTGTACAGGTACTGATCAAGGTCAGCGTTGTATCGATACAAATCTCTGTCAGCAAACAGTGCAAAGAACTGTGCCGGCTTGGTCAGCGCCAACAAACGCATCACAGCAAAAGGATAGTCTGAGCTGTTGTACCACGATGCTTGCACAGGACCGCCGTCGGCAGTGCCCCAACTCTTGCGGAATTGTGTGTTGTCGTATGTTCCTACAACACAGTCAAACGGGCTCAGCAATTCACCTTCGTCGCTGGTAGGGATTACCTGAGTCAAACCTGGACGAGCATATTGCAAGTTATAGTAAGGAGCCACAGGATCTCTAACATAACCAGCTTCAAGGTCATCCCACAACACCAAGTTTCCAGATGTATACGGTGCAGTACCGTAGGTGTTGTCCCACCAGTCTGGTTTTACTGTGAGGCCCAACATTTCCCAAGGTGTTAATTCTGGTTGTTGTGTATCGTAGAAATATCTATAGATGCCGCGCCAGGCGCCCAACAAGTTTTGATTGTTGAGTTTGTTTTGTGCTGAACTATAGTTCCAAGTAAACTCGTTGCTGGCACTGTAATTTTGAGTGTTGTAATCCAGCTTGTTCCAAGCAACATAGCTCAAAAACTGCTGATCAAGGATACCGTTGATCTCGTTGTTTGAATAACCAGTAACGCGGAACTGACCCGGAATTACGTCTGCCACAGTTAGAGGAATAGGATTGTCATCCATCTTGATATTGTTGAAAATTCTAGTTTCGAATTCCAACAATACATCGTCACGAACATCACCAAACACTGGTGTCACAGAACCATCATGCCCAATAATAACTTCTTGTGTTCCAGTCGATGATACAATAGTGGTTATTTCAGGACGCCAAGCTGGGTACAGACCCATCTTAGACGGTGTGTTTGGTACAAAGTTACCATAGGTTGCTGTGTATTCACGAATGACCAGTACATCGCCAACATTTAAGTTAGTCAATACAGTGATACGAGGACCGTCGGTAGCCACAACATAATCTAGGTTTCTTGTGAGAATTACGTTGTTGAGATACACGTTCATACCCTGATAATTCGACTTGGTATAATCATGTACCAACACTGTATCAAACACGTCGGTGGTTGTAAAACCAATGGTATAGGTTGTATCAGTGTACACAGCGCCTGACGGCAACATGTCACTCCAGTAGAATGGTTGTGATTCTACTCGACCAGCAGTTAGCATTTCTATTGCTTCGTCCAGTATCTGCGCCGGAGTCTGGAACTGTATGTTTTGTTGAGTTACATTGTTGAGTATCAAGTTTTTCATCTTGATATACTCACGACTGTTGTAAACCAACGAATTGAATACATTGTATTCTTCGCTGCGCATGAAATAGCCAGCCATGGTCAGCGGAGAACTTTGTTGAAGAATCTTCAGTCCATAGGGAACAATATTTCCCAGGTCTCTAGTGTTGTTAGCGCCAGAGATTGATCCTGAGAATGTGCTGAGGTTTTCGCAAATTGTCTGATAGTGTTGACGAACTGTACCCAGAGTGAAAGTGTCACTGTTGCCGTTCAGCGGATTGTTTTCCAAGTTGATAGGAACTTGATAGAATCCAGTTTTGCTGGTTTGATCGCTGAGCACCAGCACTTCAATGATGTCGTCAGGTGCGTAAACTTTGGACAGAGTAATTGTGGTAGTATTGCTGGTACGTGTATAGGTAAAGTCTCGTGGCAATACATACGCTGATCCAACATAAATTTTAATCACTGGCACGGTGCCAGCGTCATTGGCACGAACGTCCACAGTCAGCGGTCTGCCGTCGTATGCAAATTTAAATTGCTGATATACTCTGGTTGGAGCCACTGCATTCTGCCAACCAATCAAAGATTGATATGTTGTGCGAGTTGCATATTCTCTAACATATCCGCGGCTGATAGGCAATTCGGTGCTGACGTTGTTTACAGTATACACAAAAGTATCAGCGTAGAAATTATTGTCAAAAACAATATCGCCTACGTTGGCAATGTTTAGATATTTCAACGGGAATTTCAATACTGTGTCTAGAATGCCAGTATCACCTATTGCATAACTGAACAACTTGCTACCGTTGAAGTTTGAACTTGGATAGACTGCGCGGTTACCAAAACTTACGCCGTCTGAATCATAGATGTCAAACAACGGTGCTTGTTGTATTGCAGTTTTTTGTTGTGCTTCGGTCCACTCGACACCGTCATACCAGTAAGTCTTTCCTTGTAGGGTTTGACCTTGCAGTATCAGTGTGCTTTCGTTTATTTCAACATTACCGTCAGTGGCCAGTGTGAGATTAATGATTGGTTGATCAATCAATGGAGCAACTGTGTCGGGTGTAATAAACTCAACAACATAAATTTTGTTTCTGACCTGGTTGTCTTCGTCGGCGGCAAAAATAACTCGTGTACCGTTTACAAAACTGTATCCGTCTACTGAATAACTAGTAGCACCTTGAATGTTACTTAGAGCATCTGTTTCGTTGAAGTCAATGATATCCACAGGCTGCTTGCCTTGTGTGCCCATGTTGTACAATCTTAGATCTGGGCGGAACTGAATAATAGGACGCTTGGCTCTAAAATTGTTGTCTAGCACAGCAATAGTGCCGTTATAAGCTGATGTGGCATTGATAACATCAATGTGGAACCAACGGTTTGAGCGGCTCCAGGCATTGAGATCTCTGCTGCCGCGGTCGATGGTTAGATAATCAGGTTCTTCGGGCACAGGCAAACTGCTGTCGTTGCTGGCTTCAACATAGGTCTCTGGAGTAACAAAGTTGGTTACAGGCAACAGTCTGATTCCAGTGCCTACTCCAGACACATAATATTCTTTGTAAACTATGGCCAAAGCATCAAAGTCAGCTGTACTGTTGGTCAGTGTCACAGGTAGGCCACCAGGTGTAGCAGCCACAGTAAACTCAAACAAGTTTACAACTGAACTGACATAGTATGTTACGCCGCTGACAAGTCCGCCGGTGGGGTCAGTGAATACCACTGCAAGACCAGGATATAGATCTTCTGTGCTGTAAGTTGTAATTGTGTTGGTACCAGCAGTGGTTGCTGTACAAGTAAAAGCAATTGAGCCTGATTTGTAACTTGCTGGACGTACATCTCCACGGAATACCACTTTGAGTCCGTTGGTGAACTCAACTCCGTTGGGAGAAGTGTAGTTTGGTTGTCCAATAATGTTGTTGATAAACAGAGTAGACTCTTCGGGTTGCTCAAGCAGCGTGATGCGACCAAAAATTTCTGGGTCTGTACCGTCTTGGTAATATAATGTGTTTAGAGCAGCAGTCAACAACGGAATCTGTTTGATTTCTCCAACGTTGGTTTTGTACCAATTGGTATTGCTGTACACATTACCGTATCTCACACTGAACTTTTGTAATTCGTCAATGTTAGTAAGTTTGGTCAAACGAAGATAGGTAAGGCCGTTGTCAACAACATAGCCGATTTGCCAGATCTGTCGACGATCAGCTAGAGGTATCAAGTTCTCTTCAGAGTAAGTCAAGGTATCGTAGCTGCCCGGAAGACCATTGTTAGATAGTCCAGCATTTAAAGGATCAAAAAAGCTAGTGCGCTCCCACGCTGCATCGTCCTCTGAGGAGCCAATAAACACAAGGTTTCTACCTTCAAGACTGGTAATACCATCGATGCCGCCGTATTGTGCAACAAACTGATCAAGTCTTGCATTGTTGATTTGACTAAAATTCAAATCAGTAACTAGGTCAACAGGTTGAACTGTGGGATCGAGGTTATAGAAAAACTCTTGTGCAGTGCGGGTGGGCACATCAAATGTAACTACACCAAGGTCTTCGCCATTGTTAACTACACCAAACACATCTCTACTGCTGATGTTTGGTGTTGTGGGAATACGACCAGATACTCCAGGATTGGTTTGAATCCAAAATCCAGGACCTGTGCCCGGTGTGCCATCGACAATGTTGATCTGGCCGCCCATGTTTGACACTGTCTGACTGATGTAATACAGTGTGTCAGGAGCATCTTGGGGCACAACAAAAGTTACCAGGCCGGTTGATGCACCGTTGCGTGTTACACCGATGCTGTAGGCATCGCCAGTGCCAGTGGTAGGTGCTGTTTTGATCCAGAAAGGATAGACACCTTGGGTGTCAACGTTGAACACGTAGGTGTTGCCACGAGCCAGTGTCAGTGTGGGGTTGCTGACAAAATCAATAAGGTAGGCTGCATTGCCTTGATTGCCCACGCGATAGTTAACAGTTTCTTTGGCATTTTGCGCTACTTGGAATGTGTAGCTGCCGCCGCGCACTAACTCAATATTAGGGTTTGTGCCTGGCAATCCAGAGAATGTGTATACCCCGTTTTCGCGAGTGACAACAAAATTTTCTGTGGCAGGAATAGTAGAAGCTGATACTTCCACAGCGTCAGGCCCGTTGGGTAACCAATAGTATTGACTGAAGTTTACAAAAGTATCAAAATCAACAAACGGGTCCCAAGTATAGTAATCACTTTCATACAGACGATCGGGACGGCTGCTGTTACCGCCGGCTAGACGAATGGCATCGTTGATGCCTGGGTATGTGATTGCGTTTTGTATGATGTTGGTTTCAGGACGCAGATTAACAACTGTAGTTTCCAGCTGATAATCTGATCTAGTTTTGGTTGGCTCAACTACATAACGATCGTTGGGGTTTACACCCGGTCCTACAGTTCTACCAATATAACCTTGTGTTTTTTTGAACTTAGGCTCTTGGATCAACTGATCAAGAGTAGCTGCCAAGAATTGCTTGTTGGCGTCTGTTCTAAAAATTTCTGGTAGAAAATCTACTGATCTTACTCGGGCCATTAAATTACTCCACTGCCGGCTGCGGTACGCAAGTTAGTACTTGTCAATGCTTCAATTACATCAATATTGTCAATGGTTGCGCCATTGGCAAATATTTCGTTAGGTTGTGATCGGATTTCATAAAGATCGCCAAAAGCTTTTTGAGGATCTAAAGGAACTAGGACCACACTACTAATTATGGTTCCTAAAGTTCGGTGCAAATATGCAGCCAGTTCTGAGAAGTAGAACGTGTCTCCAAAATTCCACTTGTCAATACTGAAGTATTCATTCATCTGTGCCAGCACTGCCGACTTGATCTCTGAACTAGATGCTGTTGAATTTTGCGCACGAATAACTTTGATTGTGGCTCTGAGCTCAGGTGATGCTTTGGCGCCAAACAATGGCTTAAAGGTAACCGAGTTCAATACAATGTTGTCCGACACCATTTTGTAGTCCTGCAATCCTTGATATGCAGTGTTCAACTCATCAATGGTAGGTTGTTCAGGCTCTACTACGGTGCCAGTGGTATCTCGCAACCAGTTCTGATATGCAGTATAGTAGGCCTGTGTAACAACATAAAGGTCAATAATGTTGGATGTGCCTGGGTCGATACGGTTAGTCAGCGGCGAGTTGTGACGATACTGATAGTACAGGCCTTGGCGCCCCGAACGTGCAAGCCACTCACCTTGTTCAAATTCAATAAGTTCTCTGACTCCAGTAACTGTGATGTTTAGTCTGTAGAAAGTATTTTCGCTGTAGGCATAGAACACTTGTCCCGGTGTCCATTCAGTCTTGACCAATTCAATCTCGTCCAAAGTTCCGTATTGACTTACTACTCTATCACTGTCTACCAGCAGATATCTTTGTAGGTTGTCGAAGTCAACTGTGCGTTCCAAGAACACCCAAGGAGAGCTTGCGTTGGCAGTAGCAGGCACTGTACCAACAATTTCGTCAAAGAAATCTGGATTGTCGGGCACTCCATCGTTGTCTGAGTCTCGATAACTGACCAACACTTGGAAGTCATCTACATAGCCGTCGCTTTCCACTGGCTGACCAATGATAGTCACTGGTATGTCGCTCTGCAAAGGCTCGCCCAGTGTGTCGCCAGGGCGGCTATTCATGGCCAAGACATTGATAAAGTCTTTGATTACTGTGCCTGTACGACTGTCGTACACTTGCTGATCCTCAAAGAAGAAGAATCTAGTTTGTAGTACAGAACCAAAGTAGTAGGCCAGGCCGCGGAAAGTAATTGTGTAGTTTTGATTTTCAACTACAAATTGAATCATCCAACTAGCATCGCCGCCGGGTACTGGTTGGCCTGCATTGGTTTGACTCCAAGGTGCGTTTTCGTCAAGGTATTGTGATGGAATCAAATACCACGAATACGGTGTACCTGTGATAGCGCCATCACTGTCGTAGCCCAGGCCAAAGTTTCTGAACAGTGTGATTTGTTCAGCCATTTGCTGCTCAATGCTCACAGGCAAATCGGACACAAACAATGGAATGATAGTGTCTACAATGGCGCCGGTAGGCACAAAGTTATTAAGAGTAATGGGACCTGTGCCGTTGCTGAAGTTACCTAGGTTAGAGTTTGTGCCGTCACCAATAACTTGTACTGGACTGGCCCAAATTTCTGTTTTTTGTTCTGTTTTGGTAGGAATACCTGATTGTAGTTTGTTGTTACGATCAAAGTATTGGCCTGCAGGTGCAACAAATTTAATCAAGCTGCCTGTTACTGCATATTCAAAATTTGTGCCCGAGTCAGGGCCTACTAGCACTGGTGTTCCTGTGGCAGTTTTGAAATAACCTGTGGTTTCGTTGGCTATGGTTGTGCTTTGATTCCACACTGTTCCGCCGGTGATCACAGTGGCCACAGTGGCAACTGATTTAGCTGTGGTGGTACTGAGAGGGAATACACCACCGTTGGCAATTGAACTCACTGTAAAAGTTTTGGCAGTGGCATTCCAGCTACCGGGACGTACATAGTATGTGATGCCACCGATTAGTCCGCCAAACACATCTCCGTCACCGGCATTGCCAAACACCACAGGCATGTTGTCAAATACATATTGACCAAACAATGCAGCAGTGGCATCACTCACTGTGATAGTGTTCACTGTTTGAGTAGTTGCGGTACAAACCACGTCAATGGTGTTTATTGACTTGCGTGGGAAGTTGGCATAGTAAAATTGTTTTACCGAAGCTTGTGTAAGCTCTGGCTGAACTTGGTTAGAAATAACATCAGCAATTTCATTTCGATTGGTCCACGAAAACAGTATTGTGGGCAGAATGTTTTGTTCCCACAATCCGCCGTCGCTGCCGAATGTATTGGTAGAACTGTATTTGCCAGTGTTGTCCACTAGATCAAGATAACGACTGGTACCAATCGAAGCACGATTCAATGCCTTTGACTTGATGATAGAATTATATTGGGTAAACGGGAATAGGTTGTAATCTTCGCCGTTGACCATGCGGTTCTGTGTATAGTAACGAGCAGGAGCACGTTGTTTGATCGCAGCAATGGGCTCACGTGCCTGTGCATTGGTCACAGGACGAGTGATACCGCAAGTAAATGTAATAGTCTGCAGGTTGCCGTTGCGATCAGTGTAACTGATTGGAATCACAACGTTCTGCATTTCTTCGGGATTGATAATATACTGCAATCCGTTGGAACTACGAACGTATGCACGGAATGTGCCCACAGGAATTTCAGAGAACACGCCATCACCAAAAATCATAGTGATCTGATCATTGGCTCTGCTGGTAGTTGAATAAATTGGACGCAATGTGGTCTGCTGTTCAGCAGCCGCTGTGTATACGTTTTCAACGTATGTCCATTCACGACTTACATTGCCTAGGTTGTCAAGTTGGAACAGCCAACGGTCTTGGTTGTTGACACCTTCGATGTTGATGTCAACCGTACGGTTAGCGATGCGCTCTGCAAGGTTAAAATCTTGATTTTGCAAAATACCTTGTTTGAACAGGAAGAAATAACCTGTGTTGTCAGAGTTGAATCCCAGTTGGTCATTGCGATACAGCACGTTGAAACTGGTACTAGACACAGGGCTGGGTTCGTAGATTACGTCTGCGCCCACTGTGGTAGAAGTCACAGCTTCAAAAGGCATGTTGATGCCGTCCACTGTTGCGCTGTAAGGCACAACAGGCAAGAATCCAGGCACTAGGTTAATTGCATATTCGTCAGTGCGAACACCTAGGATAGTTTGACGATTGCCAGGGCGTCCCACTTTTTGGCTGTCAACCAATGCAGCATTGATAATGGTTGTAAACTGTTCTTGCCAGTCTGGGTTTGTGGGATCAGCCCAGTTCACGGTGACGTTTGAAAGGTTAACACCGTTATAGTCCACAACATTTTCTGTAGTTGTGACGTTGAATACTTTGAGCAGGCCTTCGGCTGCTGTGTTACGCTTGGGTGTATAGCTAACAAGATTAGCAAGGCGCACCACTGAATCTCTACGTTCAGCAGTGTCTAGGTAGTTTTCACGAGTGTTTAGGTCTGTACGGAAGGCTAGAGCTTGGCCCATGAACGCAATAACGTCCAGCAAAGCAATGAATTCTGACGATTCAATATAGTCATTGAATGTTTCAGGGTAGTAGAGGCGGATATAGTCAATAAAGCTTTTGCGCAGAGTTTCAAAGTCATAGCTTTGAAAGTCTGCTTCGCGATATGTTTGATAGATCTGTTTCCAGTCTTCAACGCCAAAGATAGCTGTTTGTCTAGTAGTTTGTGCCATTCCGTAGAACCTCTGTATTATTTATCGCCGTAAAAAACGGCGTAGTTATACGTAGGAAGCGGAACGTTGTTGTAGGTCAAAAAAGATACTGAGTATTTCAGCGTTGGCTGTGGGCACCACTGTGACTTGTATCTGTAGCAAAATGCCGTTTTGCTGCGGAAATATTTGAATGTCTGATACCACAATTCTAGGATCGCCAGATACCACACGCTCTACTTCGGCGCGAATGTTGTTGGCTAATTCTTCAATTTGATTTTCAAACAAGAAGTCCCACATCACAGTGCCATATGCAGGACGGCCTGGAAGTTCGCCTTGACGTATGTTAAAGGCATTCAACAGGTCGCGCTGAATCAATGCAAAGTCTGTGAGTGTAAACTTTTTGAATTGATTGATAGTGTTGAAGCCGATAAATGTAGTCATAGCAATATTTATTAGGCTGATAAGTTAGCCACAGTCCTGCGTAAAGAATCTATTGCACTTTGTATAACTGCAATGGCTTTTTTGGCTTTTTCTATTATTGTTTCAGCTCTTGCTGTAATGGCTGGGAACGGCGGTTCAAGTGCGTTGGATTCTCTAACAATTTCCAGCAGTTGTCCATCGGCTGCTTGCAAGTCAGCAATCAGCAATTCAAGATTTCTAATATCAGCGTTGTAACTGTTGGTTTCTGCTCGTGTGCGGTCAGATTTACTCATTACCACAATGCTGGCATCTATCAAAATGTTTATATTGTTGAGAATCACAGATATTGCAGCGTCAAGTTCTCTTGGCGTTCTTTGTGTGGTCTTGCTGCTGTAACTCACAGGCGGCACTTTGTCATTGCCTACTACTCTGGTGGCTGCTGCATTCAGTGTTTCTCTGTTGACTGTGTCGCTGGCTGGTGTAGGTACAATCTCTTGTTTCAAACTGTTGTCAACTTTTTGCTTGGCAAAATCCACGGCAAAAGCAGAGTCTCTAGCCACAGTGTCAAATGATGTCTTTACCCCCGGCGGCAATGGCAGTCCTTTAGCCCAATCAACTGTGTTAGGTAGGCTTTTGGCTGCGTTTAATACTGTGCCAGTGAGGGCAGAAGGATTCAAACTGTCAGTGGGTATGCCCACTTGTTTTAATCCACTGAGTCCTTGAGCCATTAAGTTTTGTTGTATTGCGTTTTGTTTTGAATCTGACTTCAACAGATCTGTCAGCGACTTTATACCGTCTTTGCCCGTAAACACTGTGGGACTTTTTAGCACACTGGTCAAAGAGTTAGCGCCACTTTGCAGATACTGTGCTGCTACACCTGGTTTGAGAACACCTGCTGCTTCTAGTTGAGTAGCATCGAGCCCAAACTTGCCAACTCCCACAGCGTCAGTAATCTTGTCAGCGGGTTGTCCTACCAATTTGGATGCTTGTGCTAGGCCTGCCCTAACATCTACTGCGGTCAAACTGCCCATGGATGTCAACGCAGGTACTTGTTTTGCAAAGTCTGCGGTGTTAATTCCGTCGGTTACAGGAACTTTACTCAGCACGCCAGTCACTGTGCTCACAGCTTGCTTGGCCACAGACACTGCTTGATTAACTGCTTGCGATACTTGTCCTCCAATTTTTCCAACAGCGTTGTTGATCACAGAACCGTTGATTATACTGGTAGTGCCAGTTAGAGACTGAGTCAGTTGTGATGCTGCGCCAGGCAGGCCAGCAGCGGCTTGACTTGCTGCGTTCAACACGTCACCGGGTTTGAATCCCACAAAACTGCCAGCAGCAACTTGTTGATCAAATATGGCTTTGGCTTGTTCAAAGGTCATGCCAGGTGGCCCTTTGACTTCAAAAGTTCCGCCGCCTGAATCAGAAGTTGTAGGCGTTTCTTCTTCTGGTGGACGAGGCGAACCTATTGCTGCTAGCCCTGGTAATCCTCGACGCTGTCGTTCAGCATCGATTCTGTCCCACACAATGGTATCGTCGCCGCCATAGGTCAAATCAGAATCTTTGGTCTTGGCGTACAAATTGGCATCAATATTGGCACCAAGATTTGCTGCACCAGCTGTTGGTAAATTAAAGACAAAACTGCCCATTTTATACCCTCACAATCTCTACACCAGCAGGAACAGGCGGTGCGCCTGGCGGCGGACTTGGTGTTCCTTCTTCAAACGCAACTTCAACGTCCACACCTTTGTTGTGATATGGGTATGGTTCGTGTGTGGGTGCTCGTCCCACAATGCTTTCTAGCATTTCTTTTTCAACTTGCCAGCCTTTGAGGTTATCAAATGCAGTATCATCTAACTTGGTTTTTTGCAATGGGCGCGGCGCTTCCACAGCAGGAGCAGCAGGACCATTGAGGTCAATTCCACCTGCACTCACGATCAAACTGCCGCCAGCGGCCCATGAGCCGCCTTCGCTGTTCAATGCCAATGATCCATCGGCTTTGACTCCAATGGTGGCTTTGCTGTACAGTTTCAAATCTGCTTGTGCCGTAATTGTGGTGTTGACCACTGCTTCCATGGTGATGTTGGCATTGGCTTTGACTTTGAAATCTCTACCAGCGTACATGTTGATGTCACGGTCGGCATGCAAGTTGATATCTCCCTGTGTACGTATGTTCACAGAGTTAGTGCTGAACACATCAACTGTGCCTTCTACCCCTAGTTCAATCCAAGTTTGCCCGTTGGCATGAATGATGTACAAGAAGTTACCTGTGTCATTCATGGTGATTTGATGACCTTTGGCTGTGCGCAAACGCAACATTTGATTGTTGCCGTCTATGTCGCCGTCGTCCATGACCAAGGTATGACCGCCCATGCGTCCAATTACACCCACATCAGAAGGCTTTACTTCACCTGCGTTGAGTTTTTCTCGTATATCTTGTGGAGTCAAGCCGCCTTGATAAACTGCCACACCCGGTGTGCTGATTCCAAATACCGCAGACGGAGATTCGCGCTGACTGCTACTGCGCACAGGTCCACGTTCAACGTCGTTGTTTAGTCCTTGCTGGAACATTGCTGACGCTACAACACCGTGAACTGGTTTGGCTTGATCGTAAAATCTGCCAGCGTTGTCTAGCTGTTTGTTGTTGGTATTGATTTCTGTCACAGGCAACAACGGGCTATCAGCAAAATAACTTTCTTGGTTTTTGTTGCCTACAATGTAGTTGGCTTCTGCACCAATGGCAGGAACCATGTGACTTACACCATTTTCGGGTACTACACCAACATAGTATCCACCTTCGCTTCTGTCACCGTTGACAAAGAAGCACAGTACTTTGACACCAATGTCTGGCGGAGTAAACCACATGCCATAACTGTTTTGATTACCTGGATATGTTCCGGGCCCTGTGCCGGGTGTCTTGCCAGCAGGTGTAGCACCGTAAAATGGCGGCAAGTATCTTACACGTACCCATTTGCTAGAATCGTTGATATCCCCGGTACCGAACGCTTCGATGTACACTTGTAGTCTGCCAGATCGGGCAGGGTCTACGTTGTTCATTACTATACCAATAAATGGACCTGGTTCCGCAGGTACTCCGCCGCGATCTAACTTGTAATTCTGCGGCCGACCTCTACTGCGTTCCGTTTCTTGTGCCATTGTTTGTCCTTAATAATCTCTAGCGCCTTGTTGGGGCAAGTTAAGAGCACCAGCTGTTGCTTGTCCTGCTCGTCTCAGCCTTGCTGTATCTGCACCAGATTGATTTGCTGTTGCGGTACTATTAGTTGCTGGTCGAGTCACTGTTGCACCATTACTAGTTACCGGTTGAGCAGGAGGCAGTGGAGAAACTGCACCAGATTCGGCCGTAGGAGCAGAAAACTCTCCGCTACTGACAGGTGTTGCTGTGACGTTTGGTGTTGGGGCAGGTCTAGCACTGGGCGTGGCCGACGATGATAATCTTGCAGCCGCAGTCTGTGCAGATTTTGCATCCGAGTAAGCAGCAAGTTCTTCAGCTGTGGGCCCAGCAACAATGCCGCGGCCAGCACCTGCTGTGCTGTTTAAGTTGACACCAGTTCTCAATTGCACAGCCAAACTTTGATTACTGCGACCCTGCACACGAGTGTCGCTGGCGCTGGTTTGGCGACCACTTGCGTCTAAACCAGTTTCGCTGCCACCGGTTGCTTTTGATGCAGTGGTATCAGCGTCTGACTTTTTGCCCGGCACTGGATATCTATACAGAACGCCTTTGAGTTTTTGTTGGAATCTACCTTGTCGGAACTCGCTGACTACATTGATTGCTCGGTAAATCACACTTTGCCGTGGTTGTCTATCGCCGAATGTAGCTTGAGTTCTAGCGTAAGGATCTGCCAGGCCAGTGCCTAGATCATAATCTTCAGGTCGTTGCCACACTATTTCAAACAACACATCATTGGTGTCAAAATTGATAGTGCCGTCGGGATTGAACGGATCATAATTGATATTTTTGGGATCAAGTTGGCCAATGGAAGAACCTTGTTGTATCCAAGCCGGATCGCCTATTATGGTCATTTCGGCCTGGCCGTTGTCTGCTGGATTGTACAGATATTCAGCAGCATTGGCTGCTAGTTCGTTGGCACGACCTGCTGCACCCATCGACGATTCAGTACTGCGGGCCTGATACTGTACAAATGGCAGATCTCTCATGCTGGTCACATAATCTTGTCTGCTTTTTGCCAACAGTGACGTTTCGGCTGAACTTCCAGACACTGTTAAATGATACATCTTGTTGAAGCTGGCTCTGTAGTCCAACACTGCTGTGTTCTGTCCTGTAAACCAGTATGGATAGCTTTTGACCACTCCACGGAATTTGGGCTGAGGGAAATACTGACTTTGAAAATCCTGTGGTGCGTAGGGGAGAATAGTGTATCTCACACGGTATGCAAAGTCACGGCGTTTGAAGTCGTAGCCCAGTTGCTGCACACTCATGGCAATGTGATACCACAAAAATGAAGTGGAGTTGGCAGTGCCATTGGCTTCTGATTTGCCATCGCTGCCTTCGGTGATCACAGTGGTTGCTTGGTCAGTGATATAGTTTGAATTTCTAATGGCCAAATCAATCACTTGCAACAATTGCATACCAGCAGTGATGCCTTGATTTCTGCTGTTTTGTTTTACAGCGCCTTTGTCTGGACTGAGCCCACTGGGATTCTGTTGAGGTGCAGGGCCCATGTCAGTGGCACCTTTGTTTACTGTGGACCCCGGCTTGGTCACAGTGGCGTCTCTGATTTTTTCTGCACCTGTAGCAAATACTATTTCGTACTCGTCGGCAATTTCAACTTCGTTCATTTTCAACAACTTTTGTTGTTGAGCATTCATTGCACCAATTATTCCGGTACGCAGAGCTGATTTTTGTTGGGCAGCAGCGGCTTTGGGTGGTGCCGATGCCTGGCCAGCCAGACGATTTGTTTCGGCCTGAGTTTGATTTTCATCTGCTCGCAATCCAGTTTGGGCTGTGGCGCTGGCATTGTTGGCAGGCACACTGCCAACTAGAAGTTCGCCCACAGTCTGTCCACTGATTTCAACATCAGCAGGTATGGTTCCTCGACGAGTTCCGCCAGCTACAATTTGACCAATGGGTTGGCAATCAAATTCGTACGATACCAACCTGTTGCTGACTTCCCAGTTGATATTTTTAATTCTAAAAGGAATGTATTTTTCTATGGCTGCATTGGGATCAGTCAACGATGAATTTTCTGTAAGGAATCCAGCTTTTTGTAATCTGCCCTGTTCATCGTATCCATAGAAACGAATTACCATGAGATAGCAAGCGGCTGCATAGTTTACAGGGCCTTTGCCCCCGCCACTTTTTGGCTGCAAGTTTTGCACAGCCTGATACATGCAATCCAGCAAGGTGATATTTGCAGGTTCAATTACTGTGAATTTCAATTGTGTAGAGCCGTGCGCGGCCATAGTACCTTTGCCCAACGGTACGTTTTCAATGGTAATTGTGTCGATGTAAAAGTCGTTAGGGAAAAAAGGATTACGGCCAGCGTCGGGTCCTGATGCCACTGGTGTACCAGCAGTTGCATCTACTCCGTCTGATGAACTTGTGTTTGTTTGAGAAGTTGGCGCGGCCTGTGGGCCGCCAATGTTGTTGGGGGCTCCGCCGCTTTGAAATAACAAGTTGTATCCGTTGACTGATTTTTTTTGACTAGTTTGCAGCGCATTGAGTTGTTCGGGTGTCAACAGATAAACTGCGGCCTGATATGTATAACTAGCAAAACGGTCAAGTATGTTGGGCTGAGGAACAATAGGTTTGGACGCTGGGGAATTTACTGGAGTTGCAGCAGTGGTAGCAACAGGCTGACCCAGCGCAGACGTGTTAGCAGTTTGAGGATTGTCATCTTGAGCGCTGTTGTCGCCTTTTTTTGCAATAGCAGCAGGTCCAGGATCGCCAGGGTCACCACTGTTGGTGTTGACATCAGCAGCATTTGATGCAGCATCTACTTGTTTTGTTGTCGGATCTTCTGTGGGCGGCGCGGGACCGCTGACAGTGGTTTGTGGTTGCTCTTCTTTGTCTTGACGTGTTTGTTGTTGCTCTAATATGCCAATTTGAGTAGATAGATTACCAATCTGTTCTTCAATGCCATTTAATTGTGTTTCAATTCGAGCTGCAAGATCTCGCAGAGTGGTAGCACCCTCTCTGTCGCCGCCTTGCGATTGAATCCGTGCTTTTGCGATTAATGCATCTCTTTCACTTTCCAGTCTGTCGCGCTCGGCAAACAACTGTTCACGACGACGCTGTAAGTTGGCAATTTCTACTGCTGGATTGGCCATTGATTAGTACCCCAGCACTGATTTCAGTGTTGATTCTTTGGGCAAGTAAATTTCTTTGCCCACTGTGAAATCCAACGGTGGCTTGGTCAGCGTGTTGGGGTTTCGTTGATAGAACACCCACCACAGGGTAGGAGTACCGTACAAGTCAAATGCCAACAAGTCTGGACGATATTGATAGGTCAAGTTGATAATGGTTTTCAAATCGTCGCTTTCTTTGGGAATGGGACGATCAACCATGACGTCAAGAAAAAACTGACTGTATGGTGTTGCGTAATAGGGACTGGTAGAATCGTAGTTGGCCATTACCAGAATCCTTTCTTCAATAAGTTGCCATTGCTAAATTCTTTAACACTGAACTGCTTGCTAACTTGACTGCGAGTTTGCACAGGCAACAGTGTAATGCTGAGATCGATCTTGGTAGGCACGTAGCTAGACTGACCAGTTTTGTTAACTGTTTGAGACACTGTGCCAAGTTCTACACGCTCTCCGGGTTTGGCACCTCTCGGTACGCCAGGTTGACCAGATACTGCATTGTACAAATTCTTCAAGCGATTCACAGCAGAGCTTAGTGTGCTAGTAGGCGACGAACCTACTTGAGCAAGACGGTTGCTCATATTCAATCCAATGTTGTTGGGGGTTATAGAGATGTAGTCTACATCATTGGGCAAGTTGTACTGAAAGTTAGAAATTACACAGGCGTGGTCATTGAATTGATATTCTCCATAACCACGTAGGTATACCAGTGGAGGCGGGGCGCCGCGCTCTCTGTCCTGCCCATAGAACATCTTGGTAGCAGATCTAAAAAAGTGTATCACTGCCAACACATACTCAGCTTCTCGAGTGTCTTGTGCTGTAAATGTAGCTTGAATATTGATGTCGCTGACCTGGCTACCGCGATAGAAATATCCACGATAGTTAGAGTGCGTTAGATCATATGCATCATATTTGGCAGCATAGTTGGTATTGATGATAGGAGTATACGGGAATACCACACCGTCACTGACTTTGAGTGGAGCCAGCAACGTGTTACTTGGGTCCTGATATAGATATGTGGCTTCAGGTGCAATGCGCAAACGTACACGCCAGTCGCCTTTGGCATTTTGACCCAAGCGATCTTGTATAGTGGATTGTTTTTGTAATTCCGCTAGTTTAGCTTTGGTTTCTGCTTCGTATGCCCCATCAGGATCAGACATTTCGTTAAAGCGTTGTTCTGCTTCCAGTCGCGACTGCTCTGCAAATTCTCTTACTGCTGGATCATTGTCGAGATCAACAGCATCGGCCTGTGCTGACTGCACTGCAAAATCAGCACGAAATTGTTCTTGCTCACGTTCAATCTGTGCCTGTACTTCAGGATCCAATGGCGGTACATCTTCAGCTGTGAGCACCGGAGCAGGATTGTCAAACTCTTGCTCTATACGTAATCGTTCGGCTTCAAAGGGATCTTCCTGGGGGTCAATGCTTTGAGGTTCAAACGTAGGCGGTTCTTGTGCCACTGTGATTTCACCTGCGTCTGCACCTGTGTCAACTTCGGTTGGTGCGCTAACTGTGTTTACAGTAGCTGCCTGAGGAGTTTGATTATCAAGTTGTTGTTCAGCCTGATTGAATACTGCTGGATCGTTTTGAATGTTCACCGGTTCATTGGGTGCCACTCGTCCCGACGTCACTGTGGTCGTGGTTGTGGTTGTGTTGGGTGTAGTAACTACTGTGGGTGTGCCTGGTGTTTCAGCATCAATTTGTCGATTCTTCAGTGTTTCTTTTTCTTGATTGAGCTGATCCAAGCGAGCTTGTCTTTGCTGCGCCTCTTGGGGAGTCAGGGGCGGAAGGCCTTGGCGGCGTCTAGCAAAGTCGCTGGGATTGTCTTTGACAAATTGATTGTACTCGGCATTTTTTGCATCATAGGCGCTGCCCAGTGCTTGACTGGTTGCATTGGATTGTCTAGGGCCTGCAACAATAGTAGTAGATCCACCACCGCTTACAGTTTCTGTGCTGGTTGTGGTATAGTTGATTGGTGTTGTTGGCTTAGGCGGTGCGTTGGCGGTTTCATCGTAGTCAACTGACTTGAGACCTTGATCAAAACGAGCTTGCTCACGAAGTTCAGCAGGTGATAACTTTTCATAATCAACCCCAGCAACTTTGCCGCCGCCGATGTTCAGCGCACCCATTTGGCCGTTGCTGCCCAGGGCGTAATTGCCTATGTCAGCGTCAGTGATACCAGCCTGAGCTAGTGCCTGATCTTCTGAAACGCCAGCCTGTCGCAGTTTGTTAAACGTTTCCGCCTTTTTTGCATCGTAACCCATGTTTGTATTCCTATACCTTATTTACCCAAAAAATTATCGGCATAGTTTAAGAAAGGTTGACAAGCCACACTTTTGTAGTACAATAAGTACATATCCCAGGAGACTACCCCCAATGCTAGAACCAGCAAAAAAGGTCAATTACTTAAACAACAGAGACATTCTCAAAGAAATCCATCTCAGCAAAAACACATATTGCAGCTACCGAGATCCCGTGCTAGATCACCAGTACGACATTATTCTACCCTCAGTGGACAAGATCAATCAGCGTACCATTGCCGAAGCTCGTCGCAACCGTGCTGACCGTATCAAACGCGAAACTGGCGAAATAATCGATCCCAAAAAGATTGAAAACACAGATCTAGTGTTTCGTGTTACTACATGGGATCACATACCCATGGCACCAAAAAAAGTGCCCAAAAATGCTCCCAAGCGCAAAAAGCTCGAAGACATCTTGGATTTGGACGATGCTGATCCAGTGCTAGACGACCTAGTGGAAGAGCCAGTGTTGGACCCAACACATGTGCGACTGAACTTCCCCCCGTTTTTTCACTACCGTATTGACGCCGACAAAGTGCCTTACATTGTGGGCAAGAGTCACTGGAAAGGCGATTTGGAAACCGGTGAATACTGTAGAGATCACGGCAACATGACTCGCAAGTTGGCCATGATGTTTATGAAACTGTGCGAACGCTATGCTACCCGTTCTAACTGGCGCGGCTATACCTACAACGAAGAAATGCGCGGTCAGGCCCTGCTACAGCTCAGTCAAATTGGTTTGCAGTTTGACGAAAGCAAGAGTCAAAACCCGTTTGCGTATTACACTGCTGCAATCACCAACAGCTTTACCAGAATCCTCAACATTGAGAAAAAGATGCAGAACATTCGCGACGACATTTTGGAAATCAACGGATTGAATCCAAGTTGGACTCGCCAAAACGCCGGGGGCAAAAGTGCAGCAGAAATGTCCGGACCGGTTGTATCTAGCTTGGATGAGTAATATACTAGCGAGATGAGTAACTTATTTCGCAAAGCAGCAATCTTTACTGACATCCATTTTGGGCTCAAGTCAAACAGTGTAGTTCACAACGAAGACTGTTTGGCTTTTGTCCAGTGGGCTACCCAAAAGGCTCGTGAAGAGGGCTGCGAAACCTGCTTGTTCCTAGGTGATTGGCACAACAACCGTGCCAGCCTAAACATTGTTACCCTGAACTACAGCCTACGAGCGCTGGAGCATCTCAATGCCAACTTTGAGCGGGTTTACTTTATTCCTGGCAACCACGACTTGTACTATCGCGACAAACGCGATATTCAAAGTGTGGAATGGGCCAAGCACCTGCCCAATGTGGAAATCTGCAACGATTGGTTTAGTAGTGGTGGTGTCACTATCGCTCCTTGGCTTTGTGGCGATGATCACAAGAGGTTGACCAAGATGTCAGGCGACTACTTGTTTGGACACTTTGAACTTCCCGGGTATCTAATGAACGCAATGGTGGAGATGCCAGATCATGGAGAAATCAAACGTGAAGATCTTACAGGGTTTGGTCATGTTTTTACAGGACACTTTCACAAACGCCAGACTAAAAAGAATATCACCTACATTGGCAATGCGTTCCCACACAACTATGCGGACGCTGGTGACGACGAACGTGGGCTCACTGTGTTGGAGTGGGGCAAAGATCCGGTATATCATGCCTGGCCAGACCAGCCTACTTACAGAGTTTACGGACTTGCCAACCTTATCGACAACGCTCAAACTCTTCTTCAGCCCAAAATGCACGTTCGGGTTAATCTCGATATCGAAATCTCGTACGAAGAAGCCAACTTCATCAAAGAAACGTTTATTCAACAGCACGGTCTACGCGAGATGGCGCTTATCCCAAACAAAACCGCGGGCGTGGACGAAGACATGGCCCCCGGTGAAGTCAAATTTGAATCGGTGGACCAAATCGTAGTAGATCAGCTCACAAACATTGAATCAGAGTTTTACGACAACAAATTGTTGTTGAAGATCTATCAGAATCTATGATTTATTGTGTTTGGTACCCTAGTGGCGGGTTTGGACATTTTGTAAACGCTGTGTTGACTTTGTACGGGAATAACTTTGTTCGTCCCAAGGGAGCATTAGAGTTTTCATCCAATGGTAACAGCCATTCTTTGGATCTGGTTACCCCAAAATATATACACGAATGCTGGCCCGGAGGAATCGAATTTGATCAATCAAAAAACTACTCGGTGTTAATCGATAACGGTATTGACAACGAAAGCAAGCAGTTTAAATTGGTGTTGCCCCAAGCCGAAGTTGTTAAAATTTGCTACACAGATTATTCTTGGCCTATTGTTGCTAGAACTGCAATTGACAAAGCCATGAATAGTAGTATAGACCGGGAGTTAACCACTGATGCATGGGACATCGACGACGACTGGGCACGTCGCGAAAAATATTTTTTGTATCTCAGGGATCACAAATTTCGATTTCAGTGGAAGGACGATACCTGGGGAGAATACGCTATCAACATAGAACAGATCTGTGATTATCGCCAGTTATACAAAGCACTGGATCAGATTGTACACATGGGCCACTTTAAGTCTACTTGGGAAAAATGGCGCGATGCAAACGATGTTTACATTTCTCCCGTTGAAATATCAAAAAAAATTATCACCAAAGTAAAAAACAAACAACCACACGATCTAACTCACATAACAGACTTGTGGACCCAGGCAGTGCTGTATTACTTTATCTATCTAGAGTTCCACATAGAGGTGCCACACAACGACTATTCAAACTGGTTTACAAATACCACCGACATTGTTAAAATGTTGGAAGACAATGGAGTAAATGTTGATTCATTTTAAAACTTTAACTGTTCGTAACTTTATGAGCGTGGGCAATGCCACGCAAGGCATTGACTTTGACCGCAGAGACCTTACCCTGGTGCTGGGCGAAAACTTGGATCTCGGCGGCGACGGTAGTCGTAACGGCACAGGCAAGACCACAATCATCAATGCACTGAGCTATGCTCTGTACGGCCAGGCACTGAGCAACATTCGCAAAGACAATTTGGTTAACAAGACCAATGCCAAACACATGTTGGTAAGTTTGGATTTCACTGTAGGTAGCAAAGAATACAAGATTGAGCGTGGGCGTAAACCCAATGTGCTAAAGTTTTACGTCAACAATGAAGAACAAGCGGCCACAGACGAAGCACAAGGTGACAGCAGAGAAACACAGGAAGCCATCGAACGTATCTTAGGCATGAGCCATGATATGTTCAAACATATCTTGGCCCTGAACACTTACACTGAACCGTTTTTGAGTTTGAAGGCCAATGAGCAACGCACTATCATTGAGCAGTTGTTGGGTATCACACAACTCAGTGAACGTGCTGATCGCATCAAAGAACTCAATAAGTCAACCAAAGATGCCATCAGCCAAGAAGAATTCCGTATCCGTGCTGTACAAGAAGCCAACAAACGTATTGAAGAACAGATTGAAAGCTTGCGTAAGCGTCAGACGTTGTGGCTCAAAAAGCAACAAGAAGACTGTGCAGCATTTGAACAGGCCATTCGGGATCTTGAACACATCGACATTGATCACGAAGTTCAAGCACATAGAGATTTAGATACGTATCAGCGCCTGAAAAAGAACATAGACGATTGTACTCGCAATCACAGACTGGTGTCTGCAGAGATTAGTAAATTAGAAAAAAGCCGTGTCAAGCTAGAACAAGAACTTGCTATGTTGAATTCGCATCGCTGTCATGCATGTGGTCAAGACATTCACGACAACCAACACGAAACTATCAAGTTAGCCAAACTTCAGGAATTGGAAGAAATCAACGCCACATGGCAAGAAAAACGCAACGAGCTAGTGGAATACGAAAATGAACTCGACGAGCTAGGCGAGCTAGGCACTGCACCTGTGGTGTTTTACGACAGCCTTGAACAAGCACTGAATCACAAAAACACCGTGGATGGGTTTGCCAAAGACCTTGCTGCACGCCTTGCCGAAGTTGATCCTTACGGCGAACAAATTGCCGACATGCAAGGACAAGCATTGCAAACAGTGACCTATGACACGCTGAACGAACTTACTCGAGTGCAAGAGCATCAAGACTTCTTGCTCAAACTGTTGACCAGCAAAGATTCATTTGTGCGCAAGAAGATCATTGACCAGAACTTGAGTTACTTGAATCAGCGACTCACACACTACTTGGATCGCATTGGATTGCCACACACTGTGAAATTCCAGAATGATCTCAGTGTCAGCATCGAAGAGCTAGGTCGTGAACTAGACTTCGACAACTTGAGTCGTGGTGAACGCACACGTTTGATTCTCTCAATGAGTTGGGCATTCCGCGATGTGTGGGAAAGCCTGTACCATCCCATAAACTTGTTGTTCATCGATGAACTCATGGACAATGGTTTGGACACACAAGGTGTGGAAAACGGCTTGGGCTTGCTGAAGAAGATGAGCCGCGAACGTCATAAGAGTATCTGGCTTGTGAGTCACAAAGACGAATTAGCTGGACGAGTAGAAAACATACTCAAAGTGATCAAAGAAAACGGATTTACAAATTACAACACAGACATTGATATAGCATAATTTTACCCACAGGCAGTACCATGATAATTACGATACATGACATGGACGTTTCAAAATCAAGTGGTAGATCAACTACCTGAAGATTGTGTGGGGTTTGTATATCTTATTACAAACACCACAAACGGCCGCATGTATATAGGCAAAAAACTAGCAAAGTTCTCTAAGACTACACAAAAAACAGTCAAATTAAAAAACGGCAGCAAAAAGAAAAAGAAAATCCGCACTAAGGTCGACAGCGATTGGCGAGACTATTACGGGTCAAGTCCTGAGCTTACCAAGGATGTGGAACAGTTAGGCACAGACAAATTCCAACGCGAAATCCTATATTATTGTAAAAGCAAAGCCGAATGCAGTTACATTGAAGCAAGAGAACAATTTTCCCGACGAGTATTAGAAAGCAAAGACTACTACAACGGACACATTCAAGTACGTGTTCATGGTAGTCATATCATAGGCAAACTTTAAGCAGTTACGGCCCGCACAAGCCAACACCGTGTGCCCTAGACCTGGATCTCGGATCGCAGGGACGGAAGCCTCACCGCGCTAGTGAGCACTCAGCAACTATCCTTAACAGGACGACGATCGCGAAATGCTTGCGGTTTTGCTGTTTGAACAGAATACAAAAAAAGCTAAAATGACGCTGCCGTGGGGCAGCACGTTGATGTGATGTGATAGCGTATGTTGCATCAACCGCCGTTGTAATAAGACGGGATGAGTAGGTACCGGACAACCGCCTACGCATTTGCTATTTGCAAATAGCAAACAGATCCTAACGCTGTGTGACTTGCCGAACTCGGATGAAGCACCTTTTGCCCTGTGCGGGCAAAGTGTGACCATTGAATCTGGATGAATACTTAATCGCTTCGCTCTTTAACTAAACATGTTGTTGAGCGATAGCGAAAACAACTGATCTACGAAGTAGATCATTTTATGCATTAACATATTTTTCTATTGGATGTATGTTTGGCTCAAGTAGATTGTGTAGGTCTTTGGTGTTATTGGGGAATTTTGTTAGCTCCCAAGTTTTCAAGTTGAGATTGTGTTGATAGATCAAACAATGCTGAATTACAACTTCTTGATCAAATGTTAGGTCTATGGGATACGACCAACCATTGACAATCGATTCAACTATGTGTTGATAGTTGACTTGAAATGAAAAAGTTTTTGATTGCAAATTTCTCCATTTGTGATACACTGTTAGCCATTGGTTGTATCTTTGAGAATCGACTTTTATTTCTAGCCAGTCCATGATCTCAGGAATTTTTTTATCACCATTGAACCACAATTCTCGAGAATCTATCCAATAGTGTTCAAATGAAAGATCTACGTTTTCATTGAGCATTTCAAATGGGCGTGTATCCAACGCCAGTCTTTCCCTGACATCCCAGACATCTTTGAGTCCGTTTTTTTCCCACTCGTTGACACTGTGTTGAAAAAACACTATGTCTCTACTTTGTCTGATTTCGTCAATTGATGTTGGTACTCTGTCGTAGTGCATCATTTTTTCCAGCGATCTGACTTCGCTGGTCACATACAACGGTGAAAATTTGTCAATGGAGACAAAAACAGTTTTTGCTCCTTGCTTTTCCAACCAATGCAACATCTGATTGTAATCGTTGTCACAGTAACCAACTACCGCCTGCCAGGACTTTTTATCTACGTTTTCTAACGAAAGATTCAATGCTGTGGCAGCTAAATTCAATGATATAGGACAGGGATACAAAGATACAAAATCTGAATTTTTCTGCAAGAACTCAACAAACTCGCGTGTTTCTAAAAATCCATTGGGATGATTTTTACGATGCCCGTGAGCATTGATTGACTGAAGTGGATCGCTGATCACATCAATCCAGCCTAGTTTTCTATTGAAGAATTTGGACGCACCTTTGAGATAGTTTATAGACCAATCTAAAAACGTGCATCCAACTGAATGTCGGCTAGTGGTACATACCAAATTGGTCATAGTTGATCGGGCCAGTCTCTAAACAGTGCGTGTTGAATGTTGCCTGACACAAATTGATTGAAGCTGCGGTGTTTGTCTTCTAATTCGCCTTTGAGTGGTGCCACACGACGAAATGCCGAATCCATTTGACCCATGTCGCGGAATTCCATCAGTATCATCCATTCCGGCATGTCTGGGATAGATCTAAAGCCCATTTTGCAGCGTGTGATTCTATAGCTGACCATTCGGTCTTCGCTGACCAAGTGGTCAAAAAACTTCTTCATGTTGTTGACCCAGTCTAGGTCAGAGATGTCGCCTTCTTTGTCGGCCCAAATTGTGTAGATATCCATTACTTCAGTGCTCCTAAAATTTCAAAACCCTGCAAGCTTAACATGTAGGGCTCTACCGCTTCAAAATACATCCAGCGGTAACCGCGATCTCTGTAGATCGCACACTCGTTTTCAATACTGCGTATGCCCAGTCTCAACCGGGGATTGCGATAATCCCAGGCAAAATGATCACTGAGCACATTTTCGTTGTCCCAGACCCTGTACATGCTCCAAGCTACCAGACGGCCCTGATCATGATAGCCAATGATTTCAGTGTTGGGTGCAGTGAGTCTGCCAGCTAGCATGGGCATTACACTTTGAAAGTTTTTGTGAGCACAATAATCTCTGTACACTCGCTGCACTTGTTCTACAGGCACAGGGTCCAACAACCACCAGTCGAGCTCGTTGTTGTAGGTTGTTTTGGCAAGATCAATGCGCCCAAACTGCCAACTCATAGTCTAGGGTCCTGTCTGTGATGAAACAGTGCTTGAAGATACTCTTCGGGCCACGAATCGTAGAAACCTTTGCTGGCCATGATCTTTGCTTTGGTGTTGAGATCGCTTAGGCTCTGCACCAAAGCCAAAGCATAGGTACCTTGATTCATGATCACGCCATTGACGTTTTCTACATCGTGAGGATGATCTTCCAAGGCCAGTATGTCGTTGTGCAGCAGGAATTCTGTGTTGGCTGAGTGCAAACTGGCACTGAACAGTGCGTGATTCCATTCTGCAGGATCGTAGGCATAGATTATAACTTCCCACTGACCCATGCCCATCCTAGCTCGATTTTTTAGATCGTAGTAGGGATCTGTGCCCAAAAACACTTGGTAGCTCTTTTTCAATCGTGCAGACCGTGCGTAAGGACAAGGAGGGAATCCTCCCAGGGCAGGATGTGGAACTTCTACAAAGTTCACTAACCACTGCTCGATGTCTTTTTTAACTTGTTCAATGTCCATTAGAAATATGGAAGTCCAGATTTTTTGGTTGTTTCTAGATTGCTCTTGATCAGTTCAGCAATGCTTTCCCTGTCGCGATAACTCAGTTGCATGGCTTGATCTATGGTGATACCACCGCGCATGTGCCAGCAAACCCTAAACATTTCGTCTTTGATCTGCTTGGCCTCCTTCTCCAGTCGCTCTATTGACGCAACCACTTGCTCATTGTCTTGAATCAGGAGGCGGCCGCGAAAAAATCAGTCATGTTCAGTGTAAATGGTTGATCATAACCGTGATTGCAATTGGTGCATTTGATCTTCATTGGCTTGAGTTCGCTTTGCTGCTTGCTCTCGATAATAAAGTCTCTAATGGCAGCAAAAGTGTTGCGGTCACAGTTTAGCAACCATTCACCGATGTGGTTAGGATCGGTGACTTGTGCTGTGGGTGTCTTGACCACTGCAATGCTTTGAGCCAGTGCTCGGGTGGTCACTGTGTTGATCTTTCTCAGCACTTCGGACAGTTGTTTGGTTTGTGCCTCGCTGTCAACTTCGGCATTTTGCAAAGACTGTAACGCACGTTGTTCTTCGAACTGAATCAGCGAATTATCGTTCATTTGCTTGTAGCTCATGGGTTGGAAATAGATTTCCAAATCGCCTAACACCAAGCTCTTGCTGTAGTCAATGCCCTGAATACTGGAAAGTACCTGTGTTAGATCCAAGGTATATTCAGTTTCAGTTTCACAGGCAGGACATGTGCTCATGATATCAAGATCGTTGCCGTAAGTAGCAATGCGAATGGCCACCAAAATAGTGTCCAGGTCCACACTGGGTACGGCCCAGGCATTTTTGATGTTGGGTACACAGCTTTCAATTACCGAACACACTGCTTGTCCGTTGAACAGTGCATCAGGTGTACGATAGGTAATTTCGTCAGCAGTGGTCATGGGCAGCACAGGGTATTCACCGTTTACAGTGTGCTCAAGTGTGCCTTGAGGATAAAAATCGCCCTGACTGGGCAATCTAATAAAGATAGCGGGTTGCCTAAAGTATTGACTTAGGGGATTAGAATTCATGGATTTTCTCGCGGTAAATATGATTATATCTATTTATAGGCCACAAAAACATGGATCAAGAATTAAGAGACTTAGTTGAACAGATGCGTCAGTTGATTCCTGTGCTGCAAAACATCAGCGGCACAGGGGCTACGTCTCCGAAGAACGCAGTGGACGGCACCGAACGCATGGTTCGCAGCGTGGATCGTGTGGTTGTGGCCTTGGGCGCCCTGGCAGTCAAGCTCGATACCTCTAAGAAAAATCGAGTCACTGAACAAGAAGCCATCGAAAAGTTTACCAAAGCTGTGGAGAAAACAGCAGGAAAACTTGACGAAGAAGAAAAAGAACGTCAAGCTGCCATTGACAAACTGGAAGAAGAAGCCAAGGCTCGTGAAGAAGCTATACGCAAAAGCAAGCTATCACAAGAACAGTTGATAAAAGAAGAACGTGAGCAAGCACAGCAACGAGCCAAAGCAGAAACAGAAGCTAGGTCTAAAAACGTTCGTAGACAAGCTGAAGATCTAAACAAAGCTCAAGCCAGCAGCGCCGTGATGTTTGATGCCTTTGCTGCATCTGGGTCCGCGTCCGAACTATTAAAAACCAGATTCTTTGATCTAGCTGGCGACTCAATAGCAGCCCAGACTGGCCTAAGAGTGCTTGGCGCAGCAGGCCAAGGTGCAACTCAGTCTTTGAAGTTGTTTGCCACAGGTCTACTAGACGGCAAACAAGGTGCCGAACTTTCAGCCAAAGCTGTTTCTGAATTTGCCAAGCCGTTGTTGGAGTTAGGCAGTCTTGCAAGCAATATATTGACCATTGCATCCTTCTTTACGCCTGCTGGCCCAATGGCCAACATAATAAAATGGGGTATGCGAGCTGGTGCTGCATTGTTGGGATTGGGCACTGCTGCAATCAGCGCAACACTCAAAGTCAATGAAATGGCCGCCAAGCAACTGGATGCACAACTCAAAAGTTTCAATGAACTCAGTCGGGGCGGCATAGCAGTAGAGAACGGTATAGACGGTATTATCGACGCAGTTCAGACTCTGGGTATGACCATGAGTGAGATTGAGCAGTTCAACAAACTCATTGTTGAAAACAATCGCAACTTGGCTATCATGGGTGGAACTTCGCAACTTGGTGCTAAAGCATTTACAAAAGTTGCCGGCGATTTAACTAAAGGACAGTTTGGCCGAGAACTTGAATACATGGGCATCACAATGCAGGAGCAACGTGAAGTTACTCTAAGCTACATGTCGATTCTGGCTCGAACTGGTCAATTGCAACTCAACAATACCAACAAGTTAGTTGAAAGCTCTGCCAACTACATCAGAGAACTGGATCTTGCAGCACAGCTCACAGGCACTACTAGAAAAGATCAACAAGAAGCCAGAGAAGCTGCGTTGGCTGAAACCAGATTCCGTGCTGCTCTTACACAAGCCATGAAAGAAGGCAACGTTGCAGAAATCAACAGACTGAAGCGTGTGCAAGAAGTAGCAAGCATGTATCGTAAAACGCTGGGCGAAGAAGCGTTTGTTGGTGCATTGCAGCTAGGAGCAAGTCGAGGTGCGCTGACAACAGAAGCAGCTACTCAGCTAGAACTCAGCACAGGTTTTACTAGTTTAATCGAAGACACAAACTTAACTGTAGCACAAGTTTACGACCGATCAGTAAAAACTGCTGTAGCACAAGCAGATTCGTTGGCCAGTATCAATGCAATAGTTGGCGACATCAAAGGATTTCAAATTGCATCTGTGCCGTTGCGAGAAGACGAAGCTCGCCAGGCACAACTTAGAAAAGCTGCCGAAGCACGCGGATTCACAGGACCAGACGCTGTTATTCAATTTGTTGAAGCAGTCAAAGATGAACGTATCAAAGTTGATAAGAACACCAAAGATCTAATTGACGCCAATCGTGCGCAAAGAGCTGCTACTATGACCATGGAACGTGGTATCAGTCAGTTCAACATTGCAGCAGAGATACACGAAACAGCATCAAAAACTTTTGCTGATGCAGTGTCTACATTTGGCGATATCATTGGAACACAGGTCCCAGGAGGAACACCGGTGTATGATGGAGGCACAGCTTCAGCAGCAGGCAAGAGCGCACCAGCTGTTCCTGCACCATCGTCGACTAAGTCAGGCACTGCCGCAGGTGCAGCAGCAGCAACTACAATCGACGCAAAAACAGCACAAGCTGCACTGCAAGAAGCTACAGCCAAACGAGTCAAAATAACAGAAGAAAAAGGTGCTGCAAGTCCAGAAGCCAGAGCAGCACGTATAGCCGAATTCAAAGCAAGAAGACAAGCAGAACGTGCTGGTGCAGCAGAAATGTCTGCAAGAGCTCGTGTTGGACAAGAAACGCCACTTGCTGGAGAACGCCCAACAACCTCTGCTACTAGGATACTAGATATTATTGGTAAAGCTGAAAGTGGTGGCAACTACAATATTTTAGTTGGTGGCAAAGTAAATCCTGAGCTTACCAGCATGACCATCCGTGAAGTATTGGATTTCCAACGCAACATGATTGCACAGGGGCACGAAAGTACCGCAGTTGGCAAATACCAAATTGTGCAAAAAACTTTACAAGGGTTGCTAAACCAGGGAGTAGTAACTCCCAACGAAACATTTTCTCCGGGTACACAGGACAAATTGGCAATTGCATTGCTCAATGAAAAAGGCTTTCAAAAATTCCAAAGCGGAAAAATGTCTGCGGAACAATTTGCTGATGCCATTGCACAGGTATGGGCAGGACTTCCATTGTCCAGTGGTGTTAGTGCTGCTCAAGGTGTTGGATCAAACAAAGCAACTATCAGTCGGCAAGAGGTGCTAACTGCTCTGTCAGACGCCCCCAAAGCTAGAGATGGCGGCATGTTCTCAGGACCGATGACTGGCTACCCTGCTGTGCTACACGGCAAAGAAGCAGTGATACCACTGAAAAACGGTGCTGTTCCTGTGAGCTTGCCCAGTTTAGATGAACTTGTATCATCTAACCGTGCAGTAGACGCCCAAGTACAAGTGTTGCGCAACGAAATGGGATCAATGATGCGTGAATTAACCAACGCTATGATAGCCATGAAAGACAGCGGATCACAGCAGCGCATGATTGAATTGTTGGAATCGATCAGTCGTAATCAGCAAACTACTGCCACAGCCAGCACAAGAATGGCACAGCTGGCGTCTAACTAACGGTAAATAAGTCACCATGGCAGAACCAAGATCAAGCGGCGGCTGGCGCAAATACTTCAAAGTAGCAGACACATCGGGCGTGATGAGTCCCATTTCGGGCAGCAATCAATACGGTCTGCCCGGTTACGGCAAAAACGACGGCACTGGCGGCATGCCCCCGGACTTTGTATTCCGCAACTATGCCAGTAGACTTCCCGAAGTTTATTCTGGCCACCCCAACCGTATTGAGCGATACAACCAATACGAAAACATGGACATGGATTCAGAAATCAATGCTTGCTTAGACATCATTGCTGAATTCTCCACACAGATTAACGAAGACAACGGCACACCTTTTGCTGTAGATTACAAAGACAAGCCCACTGACAACGAAGTCAGCATTATCCGCAAGCAGCTACAGCAGTGGGTCAAAATCAACCAACTAGACAACAGAATTTTCAAACTGTTCCGTAATACTATAAAGTACGGAGATCAGGTATTTGTGCGTGACCCAGAAACTTTTGAAATGTTCTGGGTAGACATGTCAAAGGTCATGCGAATCATTGTAAACGAATCAGAAGGCAAGCGCCCTGAGCAGTATGTGATTCGTGACATCAATCCCAACTTCCAAAACATGACTGTGGCTGCAAAAACAACCACAGACTACATGACCAACCCTGTGACAGGCACAATCTCTGGTTCAGCAAACTATACCATGCCCAACGGCGGTGTAGGTGGCGGTGTGGGCAACAGCCGCTTTATGACTGCCATGAACGAAACTTGTATTGATGCCAAGCACGTGGTTCACATGAGTTTGAACGAAGGTCTTGACGTATTTTGGCCTTTTGGACGATCAGTACTGGAACAGATTTACAAGGTATTCAAGCAAAAAGAACTGCTAGAAGACTCAATTCTTATCTATCGTGTGAGCCGTGCTCCAGAGCGTAGAATCTTCAAGATTGACGTGGGCAACATGCCTAGTCACCTTGCTATGGCGTTTGTAGAACGTGTGAAAAACGAAATGCACCAGCGTAGAATCCCCACTGTAACAGGTGGTGGACAGAACATGATGGATGCCAGCTACAATCCACTGAGTATCAACGAAGATTACTTCTTTCCACAAACACAAGACGGTCGTGGCAGCTCAGTTGAAACTCTGCCCGGCGGACAGAACCTAGGCGAGATTGACGACCTAAAGTACTTCAACAACAAAATGGCACGTGGCCTGCGTGTGCCTTCTAGCTACTTGCCCACAGGCCCCGATGACTCAGATCGCTCAATGGCCGACGGCAAAGTAGGCACAGCATTGATTCAAGAATATCGTTTCAATCAATACTGCGAACGTCTACAAGGACACATTGCACAGAAGTTAGACGACGAATTCAAGATGTTCTTGAAGTGGCGCGGATTCAACATTGACTCTGGTCTGTTTACACTGAAGTTTAACCCACCGCAGAACTTTGCCAGCTATCGTCAAGCAGAGCTGGATACTACACGTATCAATGCATTTACTAGTTTAGAGCCACTGCCTTACATGAGCAAGCGTTTCTTGCTCAAACGTTACCTTGGTCTCACCGAAGACGAGATCAAAGAAAACGAAGACATGTGGATGGAAGAACGTGATCAACCTGAAATGCAAACCACTTCAGGACAGGATCTACGTTCTGTGGGCATTACTCCAGGCGGCCTGGAAAGTGACATCGAAGCTGGTGCAGAAATGGCCGGAATGCAGCCAGGCACACCAGGCACACCCGGAGTCGACGCTGCTGCTGCCCCAGGTGGCCCGGGCGGTGTAGTTCCTGCTAGCGCCACAGGCGCACCCCCACCCGCATAAATAAAGTCATGCTGTTACAAGAATTTTGGAAAAAGGCCCCCGAAGCCTATCAAGACGTAAGTCAAGACAATGCACAGGTTACCAAAAATGACCTGCGTAAAACTCGTTTGACTTTGCGACAGCTCAACAAGCTACGAAAGATGAATGATGTACGAGCTTTTGAATACAAAGAAAAGCTCAAGAAAATTCGTCAACAGTACGCACCTCCACCGCAGCCCATTGCGTAATCTAATAAGAACAGACAATTTATAGTCTTTTTTGCCGATTAAACCGCGTATTTTTTCCCTCTATTGTAAATAACAATACACTTTACCTATAGGAGTTTTCTCTATGAACAGATTTGAACAGTTGATCGAATACGTGATCAACGATGAAGAACAAAAAGCTCGCGAGCTTTTCCACGACATTGTTGTAGAAAAGAGCCGCCAGATTTACGAAAATATCATGGCTGAAGAAGCCGAGGAAGACCTCGACGAAGCCAAAGAAGAAGAGCTAGATGAAGCCAAGGACGAAGAAGAACTTGACGAATCTGCTGACGAAGATATTGAAGAAGGTGCCATGGGCGGTGACGCTGCTGACGACCTGATCGACGATGTCGAAATGGAAGAAGAGTCAGACATGAGCATGGAAGCCGAAGGCGACGACGAAGGCGCCGACGACATGGAAGTTGGTGCTGCCGACGACGAAGGCGCTGAAGCCGGCGAAGAAGAACTCGAAGACCGTGTTATGGACCTTGAAGACAAGCTTGACGAACTCATGGCTGAATTTGAAGAACTAATGGGCAGCGAAGCCGGTGGTGACATGGGCGACGGCGATGACTTTGGTGCCGACGAAGGTGGCGATGCTATCGAAGTTGACGACACAGAAGAAATGATCCCCATGGCCGAAGCCGTAAGTTTGAAGGCTGCTCCAAAGCCAGTTACTAGCGAAGAAGGCGGTGTAAACAAGAAGTCTACAGTTGCTGCTAACAGCGGTGCCGCTGGCATGGCTGCCAAGCCAGTTCACACTGGTGCTAGCATGGGCGGCAAGCACGATGCTGCTGGCGCCTATAGCAATCAGACCAAAGATCTCATTGGTGACTTCCAGAACAAGGCTGGTTCTAGCATGAAAGACCTTTCTGCTGCTACCAAGCCACACTTGGCTCAAGCCACTGGCGTAAACACCAAGAGCCCGCTACCAGGCGGCCGTAAAGGTTAATTAAATGTCATCTAGATACCTAAGAGAAGATCTTACATTCGTCCAGGCGAACATTCAGGTTCTTGAAGAAGCTGATGTGTCTGGCGGTAAGAATCTTTATCTCAAGGGCATTTGCATTGAAGGCGACAAGCGCAATGCAAACGAACGTATCTATCCACGCCACGAGATCATCAAGGCAGTTGAAACCATTAACGAGCAAATTCGCAATGGAAACTCTGTATTAGGTGAAGTGGACCATCCTGACGATCTCAAGATCAACCTTGACCGAGTATGTCACTCGGTTGAGGGCATGTGGATGGACGGCCACGCCGGTTGCGGCAAGCTCAAGATTCTACCCACACCCATGGGCAACCTGATTAAAACCCTGTTGCAAAGTGGTGTCAAGTTGGGTGTTTCCAGCCGCGGATCAGGTAACGTTGATGACAGAACAGGACATGTTAGTGACTTTGAAATAGTCACTATTGATGTGGTTGCCCAACCCAGCGCACCCAATGCTTATCCCACAGCAGTGTACGAAGGTCTCATGAATATGAAACACGGACACCGAGTGTTGGAAATTGCTCGTGAGTCTGGTCAAAGCGACAAAGTGCAAAAGTACTTGGCCGAGGAAGTAAAACGCCTTATCCGAGAACTTAAAATCTAAGGAGAATCAGGAATGTTTGATGCAATCAAACCTTTGCTCGAAAGCGGCCTGATCAACGAAGACGTAAGCCGAGAATTAAACGAGGCTTGGGAATCTAAGTTGAACGAGGCACGTGAGCAAGTACGTGCAGAACTCCGTGAGGAATTCGCACAACGCTACGACCATGACAAAACAGTCATGGTCGAAGCCTTAGATAAGATGGTAACTGAAGGTCTTGCTGCTGAACTTCAAGCTGTTGCTGCTGAAAAGAAAGCAATTGTTGAAGATCGCGTTAAGTTCCAAGCCAAGATGAAAGAATCAGCACAGAAGTTTAACGGCTTCTTGGTGACCAAATTGGCCGAAGAAATTAGCGAACTGCGTAAAGATCGTAAAATGCATGCCGAAGGAATCGCCAAACTCGAGAACTTTGTTGTGCATGCTCTGGCCAAAGAAATTCAAGAGTTTGCTGCTGACAAGCGTGACATGGTGGAAACCAAGGTACGCCTAGTTCGTGAAGCCCGCACACAATTAGAAAATCTCAAGGCACGTTTCGTTAAGGAAAGTGCTCAGAAGATGAGCCGAGCAGTTAGCAGCCATCTCAAGGCTGAACTCACACAGTTGCAAGAAGACATCAAAATTGCTCGCGAGAACAGTTTTGGTCGTCGTATCTTTGAAGCATATGCAGCCGAATTTGGTTCTACTCACCTCAATGAGAAGGCCGAAGTCAAGAAGCTGTATAACATGATCGCTGACAAAGATCGCAAGTTGGCGGAAGCCATCCAACTCACCGAAAAGGCGAAAGTCCTCGTTGAGTCCAAAGAACGCGAAATGCGTATTCTTCGTGAAAGCAATGAGCGTAAAGAACTCATGGCCGAATTGCTTGCTCCGTTAAATCGTGAAAAAGCCGAAGTAATGCGTAATTTGCTCGAAAGCGTACAGACTAGCCGTCTCAAAGGCGCATTCGAAAAATATCTCCCTGCAGTAATGGAAGATCGTTCAGCAAAAGCCCGTAACGTGATTGCTGAATCTGTATCTGTTGCTACTGGAGATAAAACTGTTCCAACACAGCAAGAGCCGGAAGACCGCAGCAATGTGATCGACCTCAAGCGTTTGGCAGGTTTATAATCTTTTATTATAGGAGACTTAAATGTCACAAGAACTACTTGAAAGTCGCTGGGGCGAGACCAAAGAAGCTCTGCTCGAAGGTCTGAACGGCACTAAGCGCAATAGCATGAGTGTTATCCTCGAAAACACTCGCAAGTACCTGAAGGAAAACGCTTCCGCAGGTTCTACCTCTGCTGGCAACATCGCCACACTTAACCGTGTGATTCTGCCAGTTATTCGTCGTGTTATGCCTACCGTTATTGCTAACGAGTTGGTTGGCGTTCAGCCCATGACCGGTCCTGTTGGTCAAATCCACACTCTGCGTGTTCGTTACGCTCAGAGCTTGACCGACAACAGCTTGGCTGCTACTTCTGTAACAGCTGGCCAGGAAGCTCTGTCTCCCTTCACCATTGCTACAGCTTACTCTACTGTTCCACAAAACACTAGCACAGCTACTAGCTACACTGGCGGTTCTACTGCTAGCATGGAAGGTACCGGCGGTAAGCAGATCAGCGTTCAGATCCTGAAGCAAGCTGTTGAAGCCAAGACCCGTAAGCTGCAAGCTCGTTGGACATTTGAAAGTGCCCAAGACGCTCAAGCTATGCACGGTATTGACGTCGAAGCCGAAATCATGGCTGCTCTGGCACAAGAAATTACAGCTGAAATTGACCAGGAGATTCTCCTGTCCCTACGCAGCCTAGCTTCTACTGAGTTCACATACAACCAAGCTACCGTTTCTGGTACTGCTACATTCGTTGGTGACGAACACGCCGCTCTGGCCGTTCTGATCAACCGTGTTGCTAACCTGATCGCTCAGCGTACACGTCGTGGCGCTGGTAACTACGCCGTTGTTAGCTCAGCCGCTCTGACAGTACTGCAAAGTGCTACTACTTCTGCTTTCGCTCGTACCACCGAAGGTACTTTCGAAGCTCCTACAAACACCAAGTTCGCTGGTACCCTGAACGGTTCTATGCGTGTGTTTGTTGACTCTTACGCCAGCGACACAACTCCTGTGCTCGTAGGTTACAAGGGTTCCAGCGAAGCTGACGCTCCAGCATTCTACTGCCCATACATCCCATTGATGAGCAGCGGTGTTGTTCTGGATCCGTCAACATTCGAACCAGTCGTGAGCTTCATGACTCGTTATGGTTACATCGAATTGACCAACACTGCTAGCAGCTTCGGCAACGCTGGCGACTACGTTGGTGAGATCGCTGTACAGAACTTGTCTTTCAGCTAATCAACCAGCTGGATTACACGATCCAAAAGGCCCTTCGGGGCCTTTTTTGTTGACTCGGTAAATATAAACATGGCAAATCCTCCACCACCATATGATGATATCACTGGCATAAGTCGTGCTGTAATGAAAGACAATGCGCAGGTTACACTGGCAGAATATAACGGCAATGCACGCCCAGGCGAACTGGTAGTTGATCTAACTCAAGATCCCCCTCCGCTGTATGTAGGCAACAACTCTGGACAATTAACTGCTGTCACCACTGGAGGCACCTATGGCAATGCCAATGTAGTGACACTGTTGGCCACATTTGGATCTAATACTATATCTACCACAGGCAACATCACTGGCGGTAACATCTCTGCAACAGCCAATGTCTCGGTTACGGGCAACATTATTGCCAACAACATTGGCACCTTAGAACAGCTCTCGACCAAATACATGATATTTGACGTAATGCCCTTGAACAATCTTCCTCCTGCTACTTTTGGTGCTGGCCTCCGCGGATTTGCTAATGATGCCAATCTAGCAGCCGCAGGAAATTTTGGTGCCCAGATCACCGACGGTGGCAGCAATATTGTGCCGGTGTGGTCGGACGGTAGTGTTTGGCGCATTGGTTAATAAAACTTAACTCGTAAGAAAGCCCGCACATCCAGTTCGGTCAGTCCAGGAGAAGTGCGGGCCAGATAATATAAGTTTAACGACCTTGCTTTTACTATAGATAATAAGCGTTGACACGCAGTTGTAATTATACTGTCTTGGAAAAAATTTACAACCAGTATGGTTAAGAGTTTTTCAGAAACGAATAAAAATCTCTGACGTTCTCTCTGGTCCAGCACGACAAACGGTACAAGCCAAAAATGTTTTTTTCAAAACAAGATTGATCGGGTACTATCGCTTGATAGTTTTCAAAGCTCTTTAGATAATGTATCATTGCATCTGCTCGATGCGCATCATCTTGAATGTTGTCAAATTGAGCGTAATCAAAGTTTCCGTGCCCTAGATCTACACCGTACGATGCTAGCCATTGATGATACTGCCAAGGTCCGTACATTAAACAAGGTTTGTTCATTATCAATGGCTTGATGGTCTTTTCGGTAACATGATATTCTTTGATACTCCAGCCGTGACTTTCTAGAGAGTCTGTTTCGTATTGTACTTCGAATCGAAAATTATCGTAAAGTTTTGGCTGTACAATTTTACTCAACAAAGTCATACCAGACGTGACCATGTAGTAATCTCGATAGAAATTTTTCGACGCATAATCAAACTGATCGTAACCAAACGGTGCGCCCGATCCAGGAACAACTTCGCCGTGATATTTTACCAAGCTTTTACTGAGATCAAGCTGTGACAGTCTTGAAACAAAACGACTTCTCAGTGTGCTTTTCCTGCCCACCAAACAGAAAAAATCAAACTCAGGTTCGTGCCTAGCTGGCTCTATTGTAGCCAAATGTGATTGCATGACAAATAACTCTTTGCCATAGTCAATTACTTCGTTGAATATTGTAAAGTGTTTGACGATTGAAATACCAAAAAACTTTTCTTGTAAATCCTTGAAGTCAGCAGCACTTTCTGTGATAAACACATATGCTTTGGCAGGGTTTAATTTGAACGAATAATCGTAGATTTGTTGGCAAGTTTCTGCAAAGATTAAATTAACGTCATGCCAATCTATGGTCAGTCTTTCTTGTAGATCAATGTTTGTAACGGCCAGTAATTCTCCTTTGGCAGTACTCCAAGTTATTTCAGGTGAATCAAATAACTGGGAACAATACTCGATGTATTGCTGAGCCATGTGAAATTTGGTTCCTAGAATATTTTTCTCGTCAAGAACTTGGATATTCATACTTTAAACCACGACAAAAATTGTGTTACTTTGTTGATAGCATTATTCCAAACACCATACTCGTCTTGACGGAACAGACGGGCACTGGAATACCAAGGACTGGAATCTCGATCCAACAACCAACGCCAGTCTGTGCTGTACTTGTTGAGCATTAGCCACAGAGGTCTACCCAAAGCCCCTGCAAGGTGCGCCACTGCGGTATCCACACTTACAACCACATCCATGTGCATGATCAACGCAGCAGTTTCAGCAAAGCTTTGAATATGGCCGGGGAAAGTTTTTACACCTAGTTCCAGTAACTTGGCTTCTTCTTCGGGTGTAGCATCGCACTGTAAATTGATCCATTCGTATTGGGAATTGGTTTCGATCATGCGAACTACATCCTCAAACGGCATGGCTTTGTGCTGATTGAGCCAACTATCTCTGCGGCCGCTCCAACACAGACCAATTCTCAGTTTTGTTTTCGGCCCCAGTGTTTGTTGCCATTGCTGCATCAACGCAGGGTCAGCATTGAGATAACTCACAGGCTTTGCTAGTGTGTCTAAGGTAATACCCAGCACGCCCGGAATGCTCATGATCGGAACCCAATAATCAAACTCGCCCATGTCGTCGCTGTAACGTCCTATCTGTTCAATAATGCTGCTACGACCCAACAATGGGATTAGTCCATCAGTGACTTGCAATTTGATTCGAGCACCCATGACGTGCAAGTTCCAAAGGAAGCGTACAAATTGTATGTTATCACCGTGTCCTTGTTCGCCTACTACTAGAATAGTTTTGCCTTGTAGTGATTCACCGCGCCAACGTGGCTGTGAAAACTGAGGTTCTGTGCCAGCAAGGTGTTCATAGTTCCAGCGCGATTCGTACTGAGGCCATCCACGGGCATAGTCACCGGACAACAAATAGCAAACTGCCAAATTAAAATGCGCAGTGATGTTTGTAGGATCTAATTCAATGGCATGTTGCAAAAACGGTACGGCACGCTTGGGGTAGCCCATTTCTCTTGTGACATTGCCGTAGTTGTTCCATGCTGCTGAAGATTCAGGATCTTGTACAAATGCCAAAGCATAGCATTTTAGTGCTTCGTGATATTGTCTATCGCTACGATGTTGATTGCCTTGTGCAATTAAAAAATCTGTTTCCATGCGTCTATTTAATGTGCTAGAGCGGCAGTTTAGACATTTTATATAAATATTTGGTTACAACGCAATTCTGCGTTTTATGCGGCCAACCACCGCGTACGGGCTAGAACCCCGATCGGACTTCTTTAAGGAGAAAACAAATGGGACGTCCACTAAAAATCAAAAAAACCACAACCAAAGACATTGGTTTCAACGCCTGGGACACACTAACATCACCAGTAGTGCCTGAACTTTTTAACACAGACCAATTTACCAACGTAGTGGGCGGAAATGATGCTGCCAACGATTTGGCCACTGCTACCTATCCTGTAGTCAAGTGCCGTGTGTTTATTTCCGGTGCAGGCGCCGAAGCTGACGGTTACATTATCCGTCAAAAGGGTGCTACCAAGTATTTGGTCACTGACGGTACTAACACTGGTGTTTGCACACTAGCCGACGAAGCTGACGGTGCATTGACCGAAGGTAACATGAACATTACCATGAGCGTAGGCGACTCTGCCGCCACCACAATTGCTCGTTTGACCAACCGCTATGCGCTTGATTACAGCAACAACCGTTATGCTATCAACTTCTTCACTGATGGTGGAACTGGTGTCAAGTCTGGCGCTGCTGATAACGCTACTATCACTTACGCTGCTGTTGAAAAATACGTTTAATTTGGTGTAACCCTGAGATCCTCCTAGATAACTACTAGGAGGATTTTTTATGAGCAGAGCATTTGTACTAGGCAACGGTGTAAGCCGATTAGAAGTAGATTTAAACGTGTTAAAACGCGAAGGCAAAGTCTACGGCTGCAATGCCTTGTACAGAACATTTGCTCCAGACGTGCTGGTCAGTACAGATACACCTATTGCCACTGCCATACAACAGTCTGGATATGCTGAGCAGCATAGAATGTACACACGAAAACCCATAGCAGGTCTTGGTGCCTATCGTGTACCACAGCCTTATTTTGGTTACAGTTCAGGTCCCATTGCTGCCGGGTTGGCTGCTATGGATCAAAACGTTGCTGTGTATCTCGTAGGGTTCGACATGGGCCCAGTTGGTCATAATCAATTTAACAATGTGTACGCTGACACTGAATTTTACAAAAAAAGCTCAGCTAAGCCAACGTTTTCAGGCAATTGGGCCAGACAGTTAGTACAAGTAATGAAAGATTTTCCTAAAACAAACTTCTTCAGAGTCAAGGGCACAACCACAGCAGACATTTTGGAATTCAACGGAGTGCCCAACCTCGTGACCATGCCCATGCAGGACTTCTTAAACCGGCTAAATAACACAAAGGATCTGTAAATGTCTACCTATAAGCGTTCCACCGGTAATATTGTTTTTCAAACACTTGAAGCTAACTCTTCAGTGTCGTTCATTGGACCTACAGCCAACGCAGTATCGGTAGTGATCAATGGAGATTTGAGTGTAAGTGGAAACGCTAGTTTAACTGGTAACATTGCAGGCGACAAGATTTTTAACGGCACAACTTCCATAGACATTCCTTCTCCCAACGGCAATATTGCCATGAGTGTAGGCGGTGTGAGCAATGTGGTTGTTGTATCGTCAACAGGAACAACTTTTGCAGGATCCATTGGTTTTACAGGCAACATTTCAGCAGGAAATGTTTCTTCAAACGGTATCATTACTGCAATTGGTAACGTAAGTACTAGTGGCAATTTAAATGCCAATGGCAATATTGTTATATCTAGGGACGCTAGCGCCGGCCAGCCTACGTTTATATTCAACGACACTGATACCACGGTAACAACAAACACTGTGCTGGGTGCAGTAGAGTGGTACACAAGCGATCTTTCTCCGGGCGGCCGTGTAACCACTGCGGTTAGATCTATAGCAACCAGTGATACTGGTAACGCACGTTTTGAAGTATTAACATCCACCGGCGGATCGGCAGCTTCTGCCAAGTTTGTAGTAGACAACGTTGGCAATGTTGGTGTTGCAAACACCGCTCCGCTGCATACATTTGCTGTGTCAGGTAATACTTATACCAGCGGTACTGCTACAGTGATTGGCAACGTTACTGGTGGCAACTATATCACAGCAGGTTTGGTATCGGCTACAGGCAATATTACAAGTGCAGCCAACATTGCTGGCGGCAATTTGTCTATTACATCAAACGTGGCTGCAAACAACTTATCTGCTACTACTAGAATTACAGCAGGATCAGGCGGTGTAAGCGCAACTGGCAACATCACTGGCGGCAAC